GTTCGTTATTTCTTTAAGACACTGCAAAGATAATACTAATTTTCGTATTAGCCAAACAAACAATACGAAAATTCGTATATAAGAGAAGATTTGACATTTCTATTTGCTTTTTCGCTTGCGCATGTCGTCCTCGAACTCGGTACCCATGGACTGCGCCTCGTCGAAGAGGGAGCGGATGTCGGTCTTGATGGTCATTTCTTCCTCCCTGCATCCCACAGGTCGGAAGAGCTCGGGGGTGGCCAGCTCTGTGGAGCGGTTGGGGTATGCCGCACGGTTGAGTACGGTATGGGACATGTGGATGAGGGCATCACGCATGAGCTCGGAGAGGGTTGCATACCCTCCGCGCTTGGCTACCGCTTCAAGGAGCATGAAGTCGGGCTGCGATATTCTGCATGATACTCTGACCGTCTTGTTGTCTCGATTGCTCATTTTTTCTTGATGGCTGATGTTAAAGGTTATGTTATCGCTCATAAGCGATCATGAGTCCGAGCGTCATGAGCATGGTTATGGTACCAGGCGTTTTGTCTTGTCTATCACTACAAGTGCCGTATTAACCATTGTGCCAGCCTCCTTGAACGACTTGTCCGGAAGTTTACGCATATAGCCTCCGTAGTGTGCGACGGCGTCGCGCAGCATTTTGTACGGACCGTCAGTACGCCACATCACAGCCTGAGAAGCGATAGCTACGACTCTGCGGTTTGCCATTGAGATCGCCTTGAGGATGTGCAAAGCGTCTTGTCGCTTACAAAACGGCGGGTTCATTACTATAACATCGTACGATGCCGACGACGTGAATTTTAGAAAGTCCTCGCCGACGACGTGGAAGCCTCGCTCCTCAAGTACGGCTCGATTCTTTGGGTCGAGTTCTATACAGTCTGGTGTAGGCATGAACTGAGCAATGTTACCCTGGCCAGCAGAGGGCTCAAGAGTGCGTTCGCCTTGACGTATATCCGCTATCTCCACAATCTCGCGAGCGAGAGACTCGGGGGTAGGGAAGAACTGAAGTGCTTGTCGCTCCGGAATGTATTCGCCAGAGTCGGCGATGGATGTAATGAGGTCGCCTACATCCTCCTTGAATACAAAAGCCTTCTTCGCACTCGACCACTTGCCGCCGATACTCTTCAGTACCTTGGCCACACGTTCGTATAGCTTGCGTTCCAGCTGCCCAGGCAGACGTAAAAGACTGCCGTCAAACTCGGAGGCCTTCAATACCTCCACAACAGAAAAGTCTATCTTCATACGTTATAATATTTATTGAATTTTAAGAAGTCGTGAGTATGCACTACGTGCATCGTCAATCATTTTCAGAGTGTCGCTATCCGGTGGCAAATTGCCAAGCATGTCTGCTATCTTGCCGAGTTTTTCCGATAGTTTTCTCATGTGTGCCCGCTGCTCCTTACGTTCCTGCTCTATAACAGAAATGATACCTTCGCATGATAGAAAGTCATCCTTCTTACCTTTGTATGCGAGAATCATGGTGGCTATAGATGTTAGGCGAGATACCAACCACTCCTGGATGAATAGTGCAGGGAGTGTGAAGCGTATCTTCTTCAGCACGGCAATATCTGCTTTGTTTTGAAAACCGAGCACTACCTCATCAGCAGTGTCGGGTATCGCATCGAGTAGTAGACGTGACACTACTGCCATAAGATATTGCCTTGACACGCCTTCTTTAGGACGTAAGGCGCAGACGTGTTTCGACAGAATTGCCGTGCCGTCTGTGTTTACGGCCATTTTCCCTATTGTACCAACTACCGATACAAGTATATCTCCTTTTTCTGTGAGCGTTGGCAGGTTGAGCTTCTCGTAGCACCATCGAGAAGGCACGAAGCGTCCTTGTATCAGGTCTGAAGCTCCGACCACAACAGGCAGTCCGTGTTTTTTCTCGTTGGTTTTCTTCTTGTCTACATTCTTACCTTGTAGCACCTTGCAGATGTCCGCGAGTGCTACAACGTTATCTATATTTTCATTCATAATTACATGTTAAGTGTTTATCTTTCGTAAGTGCACATCAGTCCGAGCGTCATGAGGAGCGTGATGGCCCCGTCGATTTTTCGGAACTGCGAGACCTTGATGGGCTTCTTGTTCTCGAGGCGGTCCTCGTCTATGACGCAGTTGCAGAGGCAATAGGCGTTTATGGGATTGTTGTTGAGCACGATGCCAACGGGGTCGCCCCATGCAAGCAGCTCGAAGGCCTCCACTGGTAGGTTGAAGGAGCCGTAGGTCTGCGAATAAGGCATGAGCACTCCCCGGAAGCCCGCTGATGAGAGGATGTTGACCAGCTCACGGGACTTGTAAGCGTCGAACCCGACACGTATGACGTGCAGTTTTTTTGCGTTGTTGATGATGTCGGAGGCTATCTGCCTCATATCGATGATGTTTCCCTTGCAGAATTTGAGGTTTCCCTGCTCGTGCCACAGGCGGTATATCGTCTCGTTTGGATGGCCTTTGAGTGCCCCCTCGGGGAAATAGTAGTCGGTGTGGGTGTAGAACTTCTTGTCGTCCTTGCTCCATACGGTGTATGAGACCGCCGAGAAATCATCATGTACCGAGAGGTCAAAGGCTATGGCGCAGTCGAGGCGTGGCGTGCCCCTATCGGGAGCCGGAGCCTGCAACGCCGCCTCCAGCGGTGATCCTCCCTTGTCGAGGAGCTCGTTGGCCTTGTCGTAGTCCATCCATGTGCGCGCCGTGTTGACGGAGAAGACGTTGAGCATCTTCGTGCGGAAGTTGAGCATGTTCTCCTCGGAGAACTGTGCCGTCTTCCACTCGTTCTCGTAGTAGTCGGGCTGGATGGTCACGCCTATGTGCGGCTGCACCTTGCGCCATGTGCGCGGGTCGCCATCCTCATCGTCGGGGTCGGGCATGAAGAGGGAGGCGAACATGCGGTCATCGTCTATCTCGCCCCTCAATACTTTCATCACATAGTCGAGTTCGTGCTTGAACGGTCCGTCTATGACATCCGATGCCGTCGTTATGATCACGGTGAGCGGTTCTTTGCGCGTGCCCATGGATGAGGTGAGGACGTTCTTGAGGTCAGCCCCTGACTTGTTGGCCGAGTTGCGTGCCTGTGAATACTCGTCGATGATGACCGTCGAGGCCTTCAGGCCGTCCCTTGTGCGTGCGTTGGCGGCCAGGCACTCGATGAAGCTGTCATGTCCGAGTCCGAGCCACTTGATGAGCTCCCGGTTGACCTTGAAATGCCTGCCGGATGGGTCTATGGAATGTATGATGCCACGGATCTCATCGAAGCAGACCTTGGCCTGCCTGTAGCTGTTTGCCCCGACATACGCCTCGGCGTTGTTGTCGCCGAAGAGCAGGTCATAGATGGCCAGCGAAGCCATGGAGGTTGTCTTTCCGAACTTTCGGGGGACGAACAGATAGGCGTTGCGGCATAAACGTCGGTTGCTCGCGTCCTGGAAGCCGAAGATGTTGGCGAACTGGAAAGCCTGCACCGGCGTGAGCCTGTAGCAGCGCCTTCCGCCCTCACCGTCGAATTTCAGATGCTCGTAGAACTTGAAGAACTTCCTGACCTTCTTCTTGCTCCAGGCATACTTTGTGAGCATGGTTAAGGAGCGTGTTATACCGAGAATCTCGTAGAGGTTGTGCGCCTCGGGATCGTTGCATACGGAGAGTATGTAGTCGACGATGCGCCCGTCCGTATCAAAGAGCAGCTTCCATACGGGGGTACCGTCGAAAGCCTTCATGTCATGGTCATCGACGAGCGCCTTCAGTTCCTTGGCAGCCTTGTCCTTTAGTGCGTACCATTGTTTTTTCTCTTCTGTGTCCATGCCTTATTCGTCTTTGTCGTCATCCTTGAAAGCGTCCATGAAGTCTTGCAGGCTGTCGTCTGCGTTTTCGAGCTTTTGCTTTGAGTCGGTGTTCATGCCCAGCGCGGCGAGTGCCCTCTGCGCCTGCCGGAGCGTCTCAGCGTGCAGCCGTTCGAGGGGGTTCACGGCACGCCTCTCATGCCCCTCACGGCTGTATTCCACCGTAATGGACTTGTAGTCGGGCGCTGCCATCTCCTCGCTCTGCTGCTCAGCCCTTACCAGGAGGCGTGCGGTGATTTCCACCTGATAGGTCATTTCCGCAGCGAATTTGCCGTTGTCCTTGAGCAGCTTGATGATGTACCGCTTCTTGGACGAGACCTTCTTCTCAATAGCCTTTGCGCCATCATTTGCGTTCTGCGCCTTTGGAGCCTCATTTTGCTGCTGCACGTGAGCCAGCTGATGGCCGTTGTCGACGGTGCGCTCGGAATATCCACGGCTCTTTCCTTTCGTCTTCAGGTAGAAGATGATGGCCGTGGTGTCCCCGTCGTCGATCTTTCTCAGGAGCTTACTCTCCACCTTGTCTATCTGGCCCTCGTTGACCTCATCGTACTTTGCCTTGAAGCCGGAGTCACCGTCACGCCAGCGGTAGAACATGGCACGCGTGATGCCGCACGCGTCGCATGCCGTCTGAATGATGCCCTTCGACGCTTTCAGCGCTGAGAGGAACGACGCCTTTTTCTGTGCCTCCTCATCGGGCGAGAACTTCTTCTGTCTGCTCATCTTTGTTGTTGTTAATACCGAATTTGTTGCAGAAAGCCGTTAGTCGAGCCGAGTTTTTCTTCTTTGCCGCCTTCTTGCTTCCGCTGCGTCCGAGCATCTGGTGCTCCTTGACGTGGCAGGCGTGGCACAATGCCCTGAGATTGTGGAAGTCGAACATCCTCTTCTCCCGCTCTGCCCTGCTCATCGCGTCATCGACCGGATAGACATGGTGCACCTCCGTGGCCGATACGAACTTGTCGTGCTCGAGGCAGTCCTCACACAACGGGTTTTGCGCGAGCTTCGCCCTTCGCAGCTTCTGCCAAGCGGCGGAATGAATCCACCGCTCGTATTCCGGACTATGCTTCTGGCCTATCATTGCCCTGCCGCCCTATTACTGCCCTGCCCTTGAAATAGAGGACGGCGAGCGATGACAAGGCTGCCGTGAGCAACGCCGCTACCGTCAGGGCGAGGGCAGGATGGACGAGGCTGCACAGCCATACGATGCCGACGACGAAGAAGAAGACGGAGATGATAAAGAGAATTTCCATGAAAACCTCGCAGACGGAATAGCGCTGCTGACGCTTGTTGTTGAAAATGGATATGCGCATAATGATACTGATTGTAAGACTGTTGATTGAAGATTTGGAACGATATATCTATGGCAAAGATACGAAAAAAGAAGCTGAAAAACAAGCGGTTGAGAGACTTTTTTCGCTGCCCTGAAGGGCAGCGCACGGAACGGACCCGGAGGACAGGGACTGACGGGGAGCCGCTGCACAGCTGCGGCCTACCGAACGGGGTGGGACGGGGCGTAACGGGGCACAACCTTAAGCACGAAGACGCGGCGGTGGCCTTTTCTGCTTTGCGGATGGCTCCGATATGCGCATGATTCCTGTAATTATGAATATGGGCAACAGGTTATACCACGATAAACGGCCGAGGGAGCGCAGACTCATCCCAAGAGAACACTACTGTCACAGAGACGGGGAGCGCGGATGGAAGCCCAAGCAGGCCTTCGAGAACGAGGCGAGCGCGGACAACTACATCGAGAGCCGCCGCTACTTCCGTGACAACGGGTATCACCCATATCAATGCACCTGGTGCGGCAAATGGCATATCGGGCGCGCGAACGAGAACGAATAAAGTAAAGGAACGGTTTTGAGCATATTCTCCAACATAGGCAAAGGTTTCCGCCATGAGATGCGTGTCATGCGTCGGGACAGCAGCGAGACCCAGCCCTCGGGCACGGGGCCTCGCTACGGTTCTCCATTGCAGATTACGGGAGGCACAGATTACATGGCCGTGGCAACGGTCTACCGGTGCGTGAGCGTACTGTCGGACAGTGTTGCCGGTCTCCCTCTTCATTACATGCTCCACAAGGGCGGACGGTATGCCATCGCAGGCAACTCACCGATGGAGTACATGCTGTCCGTCGAGCCTACGCCGATGATGTCGTCTTACACCATGTGGTCGATGGCGGTGAAGGACATGCTCCTTTGGGGCAACGCCTACATCTACCCGCGCAAGGTAGACGGAGAAGTCACCGACCTCGTATTGTGCCGTCCTTGGCTCGTGAGCTATGACGACCTCAACGACCTGTACACCATCCACGATGCCTACAACGGCGTGGACGGCACGTTCCGGGAGAGCGAGATCATCCACCTCTTCCTTCACTCTCACAACGGCAAGCGCGGCATCAGCGTCCTTGAGCACGCCCGCCGCACCATCGAGATCGCTACCGCCGGAGACGGGGAGACCGCGAGCCGGTTCTCCAACGGCGGCAACGTGAAGGCCTTTGTGACGAACGACAAGAACGGTGTCACCGGCTACGGAGATTATCAGGACGACCAGCTGAACACCTTGGCCGACGACCTCGACCAGCGCATCAAGGGTCGGAACTTCGTCAGCCTCCCCGGACAAGTTGACGTGAAGACGGTGAGCATGAGCTCCGCCGACATGCAGTTTCTGGAGAGCCGTAAGTTCACGGTCATTGAGATATGCCGTTTCTTCGGTGTCGAGCCGTCGTTTGTGTTCGCTGACACCTCGACGAACTACAAGAGCGCGGAGAACGCCAACCGCAACTACCTCGTCAACACGCAGGACCCGATATTGAAGCGCATCGAGGCAGAGCTGAACCGCAAGCTCATCGGCAGGCAGGGCATCGGCAAGGCCAAGATCATGTATGACCGCAGCGGCGTGTACTCGCTCGACCTCCAGAGCAAGGCAAACTACTACAAGACCATGGAGGAGATCGGAGCTATGAGTGCCAACGACATCCGTCAGATGGAAAACATGCCTTCTACGGACGGAGGCGACACGGCCTTGGTGAGCGCGAACCTCGTCCCGTTGAAAAGCGGAAAGCTGTGGGGCACCGATCCCAATCAGAAGCCGGGGAAAGGGCGTTGACCGATTTTTGTCAGACAAAAACGGCGGGCAAGAGTTAAAATAACATAACGAAAAGGTAAAATAAATTAAAACGATATGGAACGCAAAATAACGACAAAGATGATACGCAGGGAGGCCAGCTTCCAGGCAGACCTTCGCATCCGCGAGTCAGGGGGAGGTTCCGAGAGCCGTACCATTGAGGGCTACGTGCTGAAGTTCGGTGTCCGCAGCATTCTGCTTCACGACTGGTGGAACCCTTACTATGAGATTCTCGAGCCGGGCTGCGTGACCCGTGAGATGCTTGACAAGTGCAACATTCCGCTGACCATGTTCCACGACCGTGAGTTGGTCATAGCACGCTCGAAGAACGGCAGGGGCACGCTCAGCTATACCGTTGACGGCCTTGGTACACAGTTCAATGCGGACGTAGCCCGCACGTCAGACGGCGACAAGGCTCTTGAGCTTGTCCGCAGAGGCGACCTCGACGGCTGCTCCTTCGTGTATTCCACGGACGAGATGGACCCGGAGGCCGTGACCTACGAGGCATCTGGCGAGAAGGACGCTGACGGCAACGACATCCTTCTGCGTCACGTGTGGAGGATAGACAGCATTACCGACTTCACGCTCACCGGCAATGCCGCCTATGAGCAGACGGAGTGCGTTGCTCGCGAGGCTCCCGACGGCTATACCTTCGACCGCACCGCCATGAAGATGGTGCGTGAAGTACGTGATGCAGCCGAGAGCAAGCATCGCGAGGCCTTGAAGCGCGAGCAGGTGGCCCAGCTCCGCAGAGCGGCGGACACACTGAGAGATTTCATCAATTATTAACCACTAAATATATTTAGAAATGAAAAAGAATGCATTTGATTTCCGTGCGGCATACGACCGCCTTGAGGCTATCGGCAAGCGCCGTGAGGAGCTTGCGGAAGGTCTTGAGAACGACAAGAAGCGCGATAGCTACACCGACGCAGAGAAGGCCGAAATCCGCAGTCTTGAGCGCGAGCAGCAGATCCTTGACATGAAGATCAAGGCCAACACCGCCTTTTTGGGCAAGGTTCGCGAGGACAACGTCCAGGACATGAATCAGAAGATGCGTGAGGCCATCAGCAACGGCCAGCGTTTCGAGATGACCATTGCGCGCAGCATGATCAAGCGTGACGCCTTCGGCGGCAACACGTCCGGCTACGCAGCCGCCGGTCTGACAGGCGCCAACCCGTTCTCCATCACCACGGGTCAGATTGTCGAGCCTCTGTGGGCCAACACCATCCTCCAGACACTCGGCCAGCCTCTGCTCACCGGTCTGAAGGGCAACTACCAGTGGCCTGTTGTCGAGGCGTTCGAGGCCACCATCAACGACGAGGGTGTAGCCCTTGGTGACTCCAAGATTCCATTGAGCAAGCTCATCGCCCGTCCTGAGCGCGTCGGCATCGCCGTGCCCATCACCCGCGAGACCATCAACGAGACCGAGGACCTTATCGAGACCGTTGCCACACAGTACATCCCGAAGGCCGTGGCATCGCTCATCAACAAGGTGGAGTTCTCTCTGACCAAGCTGAAGAAGTACGAGAACGGCAAGGAGACCGCGAACGACGCTACCAACCTCGTAGGCCCGTTCGTCAACGCCAAGGCCGCCACGACCTACACCGGCGACGCACCTGCGCTGAAGGACATCCTCGCCCTTAAGAGCGCCGTGCTGTCTAAGAACATCATGCCTGAGGGTCTCGCCTACGTGATGACCGAGACGACCAAGGGCCTGCTCGAGGCAACACCGAAATGGCAGGGCAGCAACCAGGCCATCGTTGACGAGAACGGCAAGATCAACGGCGTGCCCGTGTTCACCACGAGCTATGCCCAAGAGGGAGCCGTGTACTTTGGCGCGTTCAAGTATGCGCCCATGGGTCTGTTCGGCGATATGAACATCATCGTCGACCCTTACTCCCAGGCCCGCAAGAACGCCATCGACTTCGTTCTCAACGTGGATTTCGCCATCACCGTTCTTCGTCAGGAGGCCTTCGCCATCCTCACCAAGAAGATCGGCGGCTGATAAGTATAACATCAAGAGACAAAGGTTATGAGCACAGTCAGCACTGAATATCTGAAGCAGCACACCCGTTTTGACGATGGCATCGACGACGAATTCTATCTTCGTCAGGTTGGAGACAACGCCGAGGCTTTCGTTTCCCGTGCGTGCCAGTGGAGAGACCAGGCTGCCTTCCAAGCGGCCGTCGGTGAGGACGGAGAGTTTCATAACCTTTATCTCCAGGCAGTGTGTATGCTGACGGACTACTGGATCACTACGACGCGCAGTGCCGGTACGATGCAGCAGATTCATGTAGCACCCTTGGGCGTGACCGCGCTCATCGCACAGATGCGCGAGCTCGTCCATACTAACGGCTGAAGGCTATGATCGTGACAAGTCAGATGGACAGTATCATCAAGGTACAGAATGCCGTGAGAGCGGCTGACACGTATGGAGAGATGCGCGAGACATGGGAGGACACCATACCCCGCATGCACGCCCATGTGACGTACAAGAGCCAGGGCGTGAACACCGGCGACGGCGACACCGCCCCCTCGGGCGAGTGCACGTTTGTGGTTCGCTATACTGACAAGATCAAGGTCGGCAGCCGTATCGTATGGGAAGACCGCACGTATCTGGTGAGGAAAGACCCGCGGAGGTATAAGACCCGCGGCTATGTCGAGGCGGACGCACAACTCATAAACATGTAAGCAGATGGACGGTATCAAGGTAAAAAAGCGCACGGCTCTGTCAGCCGGTGAAGCAGTGGCAGGATGTCTGAAGAGTGTGTTCGGGAACGCCATCAACGGTGTGTTCCCTGACAAGGCCCGTACGGATGTCATGCTACCCTACATCATCTACCAGGTAGACGGAGACATGGAGACGAACGACAAGAGCCGTTCGTCGTTCCTCGACTCGTGCACCGTGACCCTTCACTGCTTCGCCACCCATTACGGGGACGCTGTGGACATGGCAGAGGTGTGTCGTGCCTCGCTGAGCGGGAGCACTATTACCCATACCTTCGGGGACGGGAGCACGATCAAGATAGACTGCTCCAAGATTACCGGTTTCAGCGGTGACGTGGACCCGGACTGCTACGACCGGGTGGTGAGCATCAATTGCCGGGTGTGCTGACATGGAGCATACATAATTAACGATAACTATTAAAGATTACAACTATGCCAGACGGAACAACAACAACCGTAAAGAGCGGATATGTCAATGGCTCGGACATGCTGCTCTATATCGGGGAGAAGGCTATCGGTCACTGCACCTCGCACACCACGACCTTCGACACCGAGACCAAGGACCGGGCCGTGAAGCCTTTGGCCAGCAAGAAGCTGTCGGCCGGTCTGTGGAAGAGCACCGGCGTCACCGGACTCTCCATCACGATTTCCTTTGAGGGTCTTGCTTTCTACAATGAGAGCGAGTTCGGCGTGAAGGAGCTCCTCGCCACGTGGAAGGCCGGCAAGCCGGTAAAGGTCAAGTGCATGGAGCGCGAGGCCACGACTCCTTATCTGAACGGCTCGTTCGTGCTCACCCAGGTGGAGGAAGAAGCCCCCGCCAATGACGACACGACCTTCAAGGGCACGCTCAAGAACGACGGTGAGCCGGACTCTATCGACGAGACCCAAATCACCGAGACCGCAGCGTAACGGCTTTCTTCAAGCACATAATAAATCATCGATCCAGGGGCGGAGCGGCATAACACCGCCTCGCCCCTCTTTCTTTTCGGCCTTTGCCGCCGCACAGCAGCGGCCTACGGAACGGCGCACGGAAGACGGAGCCCTAAAGGGCACAGAACCACAAGGGGCGGAGCACGGAAGGCGAGGAAAGCAGGGAACCGCAAGGGGCGGCGAGGGTGAAAGGATAAGGACAGACAACAAGCAAGCAACAGGAAACAGATATGAAAACAGTAAAGATCACAATCGAGAACAAGGAATACCCCATGCGTGCCACGATGGGTGCCATGGACATTTTCAAGAAGGAGACGGGCAAGGACCCGTCGGAGATGAATCAGGAGAGCCCCGTGGACATGACGGCCTTCATCTATGGATGCGTGAAGAGCGCGTGCCGCAAGGACAAGGTGGACTTTCCCTATACCCTCGACGAGTTTATGGACTCCGTGGATGTGGAGACCATCCTCTCATGGAGCGATGAGCTGAGCCGTCTGACGGACAACGGAGGCGGTGATTCAAAAAAAAAGGCAAAGTAGCGACCTTCTCAGAGCTCTTCGGCTACGGGGTCGGAGTCATGGGCTTGTCGGTGGATGACTTCCTCGGCATGGACACGGACGAGTTTGACGCTTCCTCGAAGGCCTTCGGAGAGCATGAGGACATGCTTGAGCGCGAGCGGTGGGAACGGATGCGGCTGTTGGGCCTGATGACCGTGCAGCCATGGTCCAAGAAGAAACTGACGGCCGAGAAGCTCTTGCCGCTGCCATGGGATAAGGAAGGGTCGCTGCATAGCAGCGACGCACAGAACGGAGGGCGAGTCGGCACCCAGAAGGGCGGCGCACAGAACCACAAGGGGCACGACGGGGCACGGCTGACCAAGGCGGAACACAGAGCGCGGGCTGAGGAGATGCGGAAACTGCTGGGAGAAAGATATTAAAGAAAGGCTATGAGCAATACGACATACAACGATCCATCACAATACAAGGGCAAGGAGTGGAACGAGCTGCTCCAATGCTTCAACAAGCGTGACCTGAAAGCGTCGCTGAAAGGAGCCTACAGAAAGACGGGCAACGAGATTCTCACCATTGCCCGTCAACGGCTGATGTCAAGCGGCATTGCCCACGCCTCGAAGCTGAAGAAGGGAATCCGGCTGCGTGTCTATCCGAGAGGCGGCGGCTTCATGATCACCGTGAAGCCTCACGGCAAGCAGGGCTATCACGTGAACAGGTTCGGGCTGGAGAAGCCGGTGCTGATGTGGGCCGAGGAAGGGACGAAAGAGCGCATGATCCGACACCTTATGAGTGACGGAAAGCATGTTGTGAGGATAGAAGGAAGATACAGGAGAGTAGGTGCCTTCACAGGAAAGATGCCCGCCTATCATTTCCTCGATGGCGTTTATGAGCATGGCGTTCAGATTCTCAACAGAGACATTCCCTCAAACCTCGAAGACAGCGTGATGAGAAAGGCCGGCAGGTTAGGATGGACTTAAAGGCCGTCGTTACTGTAGGAGCCGCAACCGTCTTTTTGTGCTATGACAGCGACGACGTGAAGAATGCCTCCAACGAACAGTGCAACAAGAGCCTCCACGAAATGGCTTGTCACAAGGAAAAACAAAGCCATTGCCGCAAATATGAGGCAAAGAACGGTGACTATCTTTCTAAAGGTTTCCATGCTCTGCTTGTTTTGGTTTTATCTATTGGCAAAAATAAACATTAAAGCGATACAACGATGTCAAAGGACGTAAAGTTTAACATAAATTTATCGGTCAACGGCAAGGATGTCGTTGTACAGTGCAAGCAAGGCGTTCAGGAGCTTGGCAAAGCCTTGGGCACCATTCCTGGAAAGGCTGAGCAGAGCCGTCAGGCCATGATAAAATGGAGTGCGGTGTCAACTATCTACAACAACCTATACAATGGCCTTCAACAGCTTACCGGTGCCATGCAGCCGTTCATCGCCAAGAGCAATGCGGCAACGGAGGCGCAGACCAAGCTGACGACCGTGATGCGTCAGCGCATGCACGCCACGGAAGCTGACACGGAAGCGGTGAACAAGGCCATATCTGCCCAGACGAAACTTGGCGTTGTGGGCGGTACGGTACAAAGGAGCGGTTTGCAGCAGCTGGCCACTTTCGCGAGTCAGCGCAGCACTCTGCTGACGCTGTTGCCCGCCATGAACAACCTCGTTGTTCAGCAGCGTGGCCTCGGCGCTACGGGCGAGGATGCGGTAGGCATTGCCAACCTCATGGGCAAGGCATTGATGGGCAACGCTACGGCCATGCGACGGGTCGGCATCACCCTGTCGGATTCGCAGGCCGAGATGATCAAATACGGCAACGAGAGCGAGCGTGCCAAGGCCATTGCGGAAGCCATCACGGACAATGTAGGCAACATGAACGCAGAGATGGCCAAGACAGATGCCGGTAAAGCCAAGCAGCTTGCCAACACCTTTGGCGGATTGCAGGTAAAGGTCGGCCGCTTCTTCAGTGAATATCAGTCTTACATTGCGAGTATTGGTCAGATAGGCATGGCGGTAACGGCTATTGGGACGGTGAGCAGTGCTCTTAGAGGACTTATTGGCCGCCTTGGTCTTGTCACACTCGCCACGAGTTCTTTCCGTGTGGTAGTCTCCGGCTTGAAGAGTGTCCTTGCCGCTGCCCGCATAGCCACCGTAGAGATGGCCGTGGCCGAGCAGCTCGAGGGCAAGGGAGCTTTGGCCGCCGCCGTCAGCACCACGATTTTCAAGACGGCCATAAGGGGGCTGATGATCGCAACGGGCGTAGGCGCTGCCATCGCGCTCCTCACCATGGGTATCGAAGCACTCGTAAACTGGCTGGACAACTCAAGCGATTCCTCGGAAGAAGCGGCAGCAGGCATGAAGAAGACCGTCACGGCAGCAGAGCAGGCGAAGTCGAGGATGGGCGACCTCGCAGCCAACGGAGCCGCTCCGCTCATCTCGAAGTATGAGGAACTGAGAAAGAAATGGCAGGCACTGACCGATGACAAGAAACGTCTGAAGTTTATCAGCGACTCGGCCAATGCCTTTCACTCTTTAGGTGTCAGGATAGGTTCTGTCAGCGAGGCGGAGGATTTCCTTGTCAAGAGCACGGACAAGGTAAGGCAGGCTTTGTACGCCCGCGCTGAGGCGGCAGCCGCTGCCCAGGTTGCTCAGGAGGAATACGAGAAGGCTCTCCGTGCTGATATTGCGGCAAAGGACGAGGAAAGCAAGGCCCGTCAACGTTCTCTCGAAAAGGCAGACGGAGCAGACGCAAACACGAGGTTCCGCGTCAGAGGCGCGAAAAACGCCATGACTGCCCACGAATACTCCGAGGGCATCAGAAACGGAAAGATCAAGGTAACGAGTGCCCGTTCCTACAAAGCCCGGCAGGATGCTGCCCAGCACCGGCGCACGGCACAATCTCTTCAGGACTATTCGGAGCAGAAGAGCCGCCAGGCGAGCAAGGGTCTGGCAAAGTATTCGGGCGGCAAACAGTATCACGCTTCTACGGACACCGGCACACATACAGGGCATGCCAGCACTTCCGTGGGTAAAGGCTCTGCCTCTACAGACAAAAAAGCACTCCGTGGCTCTCTCGACTGGTACGACCAGCAGATGAGCGCACTGCGCAAAAAGATATACGCCACGAATGACGCAAGCGTGGCCGAGGGTTTGCAGAAGCAGTACAAGGAGCTTGAGAAGAAATCGAAAGACCTGAAGGTAAAGGTCGGCATTGAGAAGCCCGACAATGAGGTAAAGAGCTATGTCGAGCAGCTTCAGGACAAGCTCAAGGAGGCTCAGAAGCAGATGGACAACGCCACGACCGTCGAGGCGAGAGTGGCGGCGTCTGCCAAGGTTGACGACCTGCAACATCAGATAGACGTAGCGACGAAAGGAGAAGTGACTATCTCTGCTGAGGTCGAACCGTCGTATATCGTCAAGGGTTCTGAGACCGACAAGCTTCAGAGCTACCATAACGCTCAGAATAACGGGCAGAATGTCCGAAGTCTGATGGACGCGGGCATCATCGACGAGGCCGAGGCCAAACGGAGGATCGAGAATATCAACAAGCAGCTCAAGAAGCTGGGCGTGAAGCCTATCACGATAGAGTTCAAGAAGGCATCGATAGACCAAGCCAAGGAGAGCGTCAAGGAGCTCACGCAGAGCTTTGGCGGCAATCAGCTTGGGACCAACATTATGCAGGTCGTCAAGGCCTTCAAGGACGTTGGCAAGGCAGCGAAAGAGGCCAAGACGGGGACGACGGACTCCGGCAAGAGCTTCAACGCCACGGGCAACTATGCGGCGGCAGCAGGCGCGGGCCTTGCCACCATGGGGCAGGGCCTCGAACAGCTTGGCGGGCAGGGCACCGCTGCCAAGGCCGGTGCGGTGATGGCCGCCATCGGCCAGATCGTCCTTGGCTTCGCCACCTACACGGCAGAGAGCGCGGAGCTTGGCCCGTGGGGATGGGTAGCAGCCGTGGCGAGCGGTCTCGGCATTGTGGCCAGCACCATAGCTACCTTGAAAGGCTACGCTACGGGTGGCGTGCTTACCGGTCCGACGTCGAGCGGAGACAAGCTGCTTTTCCGCGGCAACGCTGGGGAGATGGTCTTCAACACCGCCCAGCAACGGAGGCTCTATGCCATCGCCAACGGCAACTACCTGCCACGGCTTCCGCGGATGCAGGCCGTGAGGCCACAGGTAGGGGCTATCGGGGACGCGTCGCAGGTGATGACAATCAACGTGCGCGGCAAGCTCAAGGGCAACGACATGGAGCTCATGGGCAGCAACACGCGGTCGCTGGGCGCGAAGATAGGAAAGAGATACTGACGGGGCACTGGGCAGACGATAGGCGGTTATTCATAAATAGATAAAGGATAGAAGATGAAGATAGAAGGCAGCTTTGTAAACAAGAAAGGAGATACCGTGAAGGTCTCGATCATCGTTGCAGGGTCTACGGCCGATGATATAGCCATTGAGCCGGGCGGGGTGCTGGAGTTCGCGGCCGATGACACCGTGACGATAGACAGCGGTGTGAACGACTCGTTAGACGTGTGCCAGCAGCACTCGTGCACGATAGCACTGCACGCCGCCACTTACGTTTCAGGCCTTTTTACCAGTGAATATAAGGACGGGAAGGTGGAGGTAAGCGTCAACGGGGCTTGCGTGTTCAGTGGCTGGCTTGAGCCACGGACGCTGACGCAGCCTTTCAACGACGTTTACGATGATCTGTCCCTGCAATGCGTGGACTCGCTCTCTGCCATGCAGTACAGTAACTATAAGGGCGTGAACAACACGACGACCTATACGGCGGCAGCGGAGAAGGCTGACATGCGGACGTTCAAGGACCTGCTTACGGAGGCGCTCAGCAAGGGCACGGACGGAGGCAGCTATAACGTGTGGTGGGACTCGTCGAGGGAAGCCTCCGCTGCCATGGATGGTAGCGCACGGGACGGGAGCAAGGGTACTGGCACGGGGGACGTGTTTGACGAGCTGAGGGTTAGCGACATGGCGTTTCTCGGTGAGAGTGCCGACGATACCGTCACTTATCTCGACGTTGCGGAGGCGGTGCTCAAATATCTGGACTTGCATATCGTGCAATATGGGCGAGATTTCCATGTCTTCTCCTGGGACACGATGCGTGCCGGGACAACAACGTGGTCTTTGCTCGTTTCGTCCGGCGAAGGGACAAGCCAGCCGGCGCAGCTGCCCGGCTGCACCGGCGTATCGGCGGCGCTGTTTGCCTCCAACGTCGAGGACACGGACACGCGGATAGACGTTCAGGAGATATTCAACCAACTCAGCCTTACGGTCAGTCCCAAAGGGTCGGACACTGTTCTGCGTTCTCCCTTGGACTCCACGGGTAAGATACCCGCCATGGGCGCGAGACAGTATTACTGCACAGAATACGCTGCCGACGGCGAGGGCGAGAAAGCCGCGAGAGCGTTCTTCTCGCTTGTGAAAAACCACACGGACAACGGCTACGACTCCCAGGTATGGAAAGACTATCTCGTGAGAGTCATGCGGAACGTGTACTGGAAGATCGGGAGCGGCAGCGGTGTAGGGACGGCTGTCACGGACTGGGCGACGGACAAGAGCTACACCCATCCCGAAGACGTGACGGACAAGCTAAGGAGCGGTCTCGGGGCCCTGCTGTTGCAGGTTGGCAGCGTAGACCACAAACCGGGCACGGGCGACACGAGCAAGCAGAGCTCCGTCAGCATGAGCGACAAGCTCGTGATCTCCGTCAACGGCAACGGCAATGACACGTCTCCATACCCTACAGACACGGACATACAGAAAGCCATGCCTGTGATGAGCTACGAGAGCGGCGACGCGACGGCATCGTATTCTCCCGATGTCGCTGACGATACCGACGGCAGCTACCATAACTACCTTGTGATAGACGGCACGATAGCCCTCGCTCCCTTGATGCCCACCGCGTTCGAGGTGGAGAAGGTGCGCAAGTACGCGACGGACGGCGATTTCATGGGCAAGTACGCATACGAGAACGGTTACATTCCCCTCCCTGTCCTTGACAAGAGGCTTCCAAACATGTCCGCGAGCCGTGTGAACAAGGACGGGCGTTATCTGGCCTTTGAATGGTGGAAACAGGGCAAGCAGACCGGCACGAGGAAGGGCTGGATACCCTATACGGAGGACGGAGCTCAGCTTTATGAATACAAGACGGCAAGCGGCAAGGACGAGGTTGATAAGGTCGACATCCTATGGTGTATGCTGAGGATCGGTGACAAGGTGCTTGTGGAGGACAAGACCGGAAACGGCTCTGTGGGCGCTTTCTCATGGAAGACGTACAAGGAGCCATCCCAGTGCGCTGACACGGATGAGTACCTGGAGCAGACATTCACTATCGGCATCAATCCCAAGATCGGTGACAAGCTGGTCGGGCAGGACTTCGACATCGGCACGAACTTCGACTATACGACGAACATAGACGCTGAGAAAGGCATGGCCATTCCTCTCCCCTACGATGCCAAGCTGCATGGCAGCATGGCCTTTCAAGTGCTGGGCATCGACAACACTGTATGGACGGACTATCACGTGACCCGTCACAAGACGATGTTCCGGCATACGAAATACGGCACGGACAACATACCGCTGATGGCTCATGTGAGCAGTGTCATCATCAAGAACTTCTCGGTGAAGATCTACTCGGACGTTGAGAACGGCGGTGAGGATGACATCGTGTACATGTCGCGCACGTCGCATAAGTTCTACAACAAGAAGGACGACCTTGAGATGAAAATCCACAGCGGTTTCACGTCGGACGAGATTTCCCGTTACGGTCTCTCGGGCAAGATCATGTACACGACGGTCTGCGGCAAGGACGGCCTTGCCATTACATCCATCGCGAACAAGGCAAGCGGCGTGTCAGCCAAGGCGGAGAAGCTCTACGTGGACGCTTACTATAAGGAGCTAAGCAAACCACGGGTCATCCTTACCCAGAACCTGCAATGCACGGATATGAACGTTACGCAGACCTCGAGATGGACACACCCCGCACTGGCTGGCAAGACGTTCTATGTGCGTGACATCGGGTATAACCTTATGGAAGGGTCGGCTCAGGCGAAGATGGAGGAGGCGTTCTGAGGGGGTTGCCTCACCGCCCTGAAGGGCGGCGCACAGAACCACAAGGGGCACGACGCACGGAAGACGGAGCCCTAAAGGGCACCGCACAGAACCGGCCGGCTCCAATTTCCGGATCATGATGGTAATTATAGAAACAAGGAACTTATGATCGGAATAGACATCATACGCAAGAAAAGGAACACGAGTGGCACCAGTGGAGGCTCTGTAGGCTCTGGGATCAGTACCCCGTCGGGAGGGGACGTGCTGAACGCGGTCCATGCCGACGACGCTGATCACGCGAACCGGGCTGACGAGGCAGTCCATGCGTCGTCCGCCAAGGAGCTCGACGGCACGAGCTCGGTGTGGAACACGATACGAACTTGGATCAGCGGCGCGACGGACGGCCTAAAGGATATTTTCCTGAGGAAGGACCAGGACGACGAGACGGCTCACAAGCTCACGATGGGAGAAGCGGAGGTCAAGGGAGATGCGACGGTGGGCGGGGACGCAACCATTCGCGGGAAGGTCGTGACGGACGACATCCATTCATCGGACTCGGACGGCAACACGTCGATGACGGGAAAAGGCTGGACGCTGAGGAACGTGAGCGATGAGACGGGGAGCTACTCGGTGCTGGCCGTGGACAACATCGTGGTGAGGAAGAAACTCGAGGCGGCAGAGCTGGAGATCCACAGGAAGACGTACGTTGGGGCACAACAGATTGCCTCTGACTGGGGGCATAAGATCCTGCGGGTGGACCCGATGGCTTACGACACGGAGACGGGGGAGGTGTCTTCTGTTTCCGGGTTGACGCTCTTCACGCTTCCTGTGACGGTTGACGGTGTGGAGCGGCCGGTGGCGTTCGTAGGCAGGGCGCTGAGCGACACGGAGACGCGAGTTGAGCTTCTCGGTGACGGCAAGGGCGTACTGAATCAGGAGCTGGAGACGACGGCGAACGCGTTCAAGGTGTATTTCTGCGAGAGCGACGGCACGACCTCTATCGAGGACGACCTTGTGGTGGGCTCGATGGGGCAATGCCAGGAGTTCAACGTGAAGGAGCGCGTGACTCATAACTTCCAGAACACATACTACTGGGGAGTGTGCGTGATGCATGGCGTGGAGGACAACGTGCTTATTGGCGGTAAGCCGACGAAGTGCGTGTACGGGGTCTTTGCGCACACGACGAAGCTGCTCACGCTGACGAGTGAGGTGAGCAAGCATACGTTCACGTGCTACGGCATGGAGCAGAGCGGCTGCACGTTCCCCGTGGCTGGTGACGACATGGTGGGCTTCGGCTGTGCTGACCCGTGGCAGGACGCTGACCGCTGCAACGCTATCATCATCGCGAGCAAGGACGGTGAGCAGAGCGCCCCGTCGGTTATCTCCTACAGTGGGATCGGCCGGAAGAGGACCGGGGACATTGCCGGTACACCTGACGCCGATGGTGTTTACCAGGCCTACGCGGGTATCGAAGAGCAGTACTCGGTACCGACTGGGAAGGATGACAGCCGTCTGGACTTCCGTGTGAGCAAGAAGGCTGGGAACGTGTTCAAGGGTGACCTGTATTTCAAGGGTAACGACGGGAAGACGCTCCTGCCGGTGGTGGAGAGCGAGACGACGAGCGTGTGGCAGCTGGTGCCTGTGACGGAGAAGGCGGAGATTGACTATAGCATAGACAAGACGAAATACGAGGCCTTTGCTGCTGCACAGCAGCAGCCTACCGAACCCAGCGACGCGGCGGCCAAGGTGTTCGTGAAGAAGGGAACGGTAAACCTTCGGTATCAGATCGTGCACCAGCAAGGCGATGACGGGCCTAAGGTGTTCTCAAGCATGAAGAGCATGCCAGAAGGTTACGAGATCGTGGTTACGGAATTTTATTCAAACGACGGCATTAAATATAGCTGCCGCAGTAACGGCTCCGATGTCGGTGCCGCTAACTTGCACGCCAACCTTTGGTTCCAAGACACTTCTGCATCGGACGTGGCTTATGTCCGGGTTATCCTCTATAACGACAAGGGCGACATGGTTGATCGTCGCGAGGTGCGCATGAAGCTCAACACGAACGGGGTGTTTGAGGCGAACCGGGACTTCCTGGCTTATATCTACTACGGTACGGACGGGACCGGTGGGACGCAGTACACTAACAAGCGGATCTCGACGATGGAGGGAAACTACACGGATCTGACGTCCCGTATGGAAAACGCAGAGGGGGGTATAAAGGATAACACGCAGAAGATCACGGAAACAGCAGAAAAATATGAGCGCGTGCTTGAGCAGGTGGACCAGGAGAAGACGGACCGGGGAAACGCGGAACGGGATCTTAAGACGAGCATCGAGGCTACGGCCTCGGGTATCAGGACGACGGTGAGCAGCCTGTACACGGAGGGGAACCTGCTCACTGGCGGCGACGTGAGAGGAAGCCGGGCGAAACGCTACCAAGCGTATGTGAGCCCGGTGACAACGCATCTCAAGAAGGGAATCACATACACGGTGACGGCGCGGATGTGGCTGGAGGCAAAGGATGACTATCCCACACAGCCGAAGATGGACGGACACTTTATGACGATGTATGTGTTCACGGAAGACTGGGAATCCGAGTGGTCTCACAGGTATACCTATACGAAATCGGGAACGGTAGTGGACAGCTTCAGCTTTACTCCGGAGAGCGACATCGACGTGCTGGTGGGTATCTATGAGCAGAACTCCGAGGGTCCGGATCCGAAGGAATATGGTGGAGTGTCTGTAAACTGGGTGAGACTTGACATGGGCGACAGGACAGGCGAAAAGCAGATTGTGAAGTGGACACCATCGTCAGGGGACGTGGAGGCACGGAACCTGATTCCGGATCCCAACTTCGAGGTGAGTTCATGGGAGACGACGGATGGCGCGAGCTCGCGCGGAACAGAGGGCGACGTGAGCTTCATGTCGCAGTATACGGACGATTACGAGGACTATGGCTTCCGTGGTGTCAGGATGACCCGTTCGGGATATACGGAAAAGTATGGCAATAGCGACGGGCTAATATACTATATACCTTTCCGAGGGGAGGGTGACTACGCTGCACAGGCATTCATCAAGGATCTGAACGGAGTTACTCTCGACGATGCGGCCTTTATAGAGGTACATCCTGCGGATGTGAACCAAAGACGAATATGCTACGGCTTCGGCATTGGTCTTTTCAGGCGAACGGACGAGACGGGGTATTTCCGTGTAAGCAGAGCGTATCACTTCGGCAAGACTGCAACGAACGCTGCGAGCGGCGAGTCTCAGGAAATCCACTGGCTGGAAGTGAGAGTGTTTTTGATGAGGAACGGCGACGTGGTGGTGTCGCGGCTGAGCTTGGCGAAATGCGGGCACGCGGTTCACTGGAACGCTGACGCTTTAGGATCCGAGAACGGGAAGACGCTGAGCATGGAGAGCTATGTTGACCAGCGTGCTGACAGTCTGGAGGCAGGCATCAGGCAGGGTCTGAAGAGCGTGGGGTTCAGGATGGACAGCTCAACGTGGAGCGTGAACACGTGGGGAAACCGTTTCGCATGGTACGCGAACGACACGGATGCTCAGAGCGGTGACACGAGCAAGGCAGTTATGTATGTAGACACACAGACGAACACGCTGCACGTGAAAGGTTCGGTGACTGCCAATCTCCTTTACGGAAAGACAAAAGAGGTCGTATTCTCGGAGTCTATGAGTTCATACACTATAGATCCGCAGAATGAACCTGCAACGACTTACTTTGTTAATAATCATTATAATTATAGAAGTAACTTCTTTATATTACCAAAGGCATCCGATTACGATGGATTGGAAATTAGTATATTCTGCAAACGGACTTTTACGGATACACGTTTGTCTGTCGACGCGTACAAAGTCTTTGTCAAATGTGCAAATACCTCAGATCATCTCTACGCGAAGAAAAATGTTGCTAACGTATTGAAGGCCGGTGCATCGAGCCTGAATGATTATAAAAATGTGGCAACGGTCGAAGATAAGTGGATAAATTATACAGACTTTATAGACAGCTCAGTCATGATACAACAGAACTCCCTTGTGAAGTTCAAGAGTATCGGCGGTGCCTGGTATGCCATAGAAGGACTATTTACTGGAGAATAAATCATGAAAGTAATTACAAACACTATCATCCCCCCAAAGGGGTACAAGGCTATCACCATTCTTAATATGGTGTTTGTCCGCAAGGGTTGCACGATGAGCAAGAAAGACCTCAACCATGAGTGCATTCATTGGGAGCAGGAGAAGGAGCTTTTAATAGTAGGCTTCTATCTGCTTTATGTGTTGGAGTTTCTCTTCCTTCTTATTAAGAAGCGCTGCTGGCGTGAAGCCTACCGATCCATATCATTTGAGAGAGAATGCTATGAGAACGAGATGGATATGAACTATACGAGGAGAAGGAAACACTTCCAATGGATGAGATACTTCAAGGTGTAGGACATCCAAGGCTGGCTTTTGCCGCTGCACAGCAGCGGTCTACGGAACCCGGCACGAACGGGAGCGGAGAAAGACGGAAGGAACGTGGAAGACGGGAAGGAAAACAGACAAGACAAAAAGACAGAACAGATAAAAAACAAGGACTATGGCAATAGAGAAACTTGACCAATCGGAGCTTTACGGCTTCCCGATAACGGACTTGGAAACGGCGACGGCCGAGGAGACAGCGGCGGGTATATCGCTTCCTGTCATCGTGACGAGCGGCGGGACACCAGCCTATAAGGTTGTGACGACAAAGACGTGGAGCGACTATGTGGCCACGACGACGGCGGACGCTATCAGTGCGGCTAACGCTAAGGTGGACGCTGCCACGGCTAAGGTGGATGCTGCGGTGCAGTCGGCGAACCGTGCGGCGGGTAACGCTCAGGCTGCGGCGGACAACGCAAACAGTAAGGCGGCATCGCTTGACAGTGCGGTGGCGAAGGCTGACAAGCTCAGCGGTGACGTGAGCACTATGGAGACGCGGGTAAACGGCGTGGGGACTGTGATCGACAACGCCAACAACGCGGCTACGGCTGCCAGCAATGCGGCTAAGAGTGCCAGCGAGGTGGCGGACAACCCGACGTATGTGGGGTCGGACAACTACGTGTACCGATACGACCGGGCAAAGAAGGCTTATGCGAAGACGGAAGTCTATGTCAAGGGTGACACTGGATCGCAGGGACCGAAAGGTGACACGGGGCCTCAGGGACCGAAAGGTGACACGGGATCGCAGGGCCCGAAGGGGGAGCCGGGCGGCATTCCGTCGATCAAGGTCGCGGCAGGTGCGCATATCAACACGCCCGGAACACCTACGGTGACGATCAACGGGGCGACTTTTACCTTTGACTATCTGAAGGGTGAGAAGGGCGAGAAAGGTGACACGGGAGCGCAGGGTATTCAGGGACCCAAGGGTGACACCGGTGAACAAGGTCCGCAAGGCAATATGGGCATCCAAGGGCCGAAGGGTGACAAGGGCGATCCTGGTGAGGTCACCAAGGCAGCTGTGGAGACTGTTCTGACGGGCGACATCACGACGCACACGCACGGGCAGTATGTGACACAGACGGACTTGAATACGAAGTTGGGTGACTATGTAGACAGAGATTCCTACAATCACGGGTATGATAACTTGAGCGATGCTATATCAAAGCTTGCCCCGAAGGTCGAGAGTAATACTTCGGGGGTCAAAAGCAATACTGATTCCATCCGAAGCCTTGAAAAGGGTCTTAGCGATTTACAAGCTACGGTTACCAAGCTCCCGAAAGTGGTGCTGACGACGGAGGGCAACTACGCGGCACTGGCGGCGAAGGACAGTAGCACGCTGTATTGTATTCCGGAATAGAGAAAGGAGGGTGGACATGATATACTTAGGCGAGAAGAAAGTGGGAAGTATCTACTTAGGAGGCAAGAAACTCAGCAAGATATACCTGGGCGAGAAGCTGGTGTGGGAAGGCTACCCGGAGGGGCATATTATCGGTAAAGCAACTCTTGCTAATAATTATCTTGAAGCATATGAGTTTTATGATGCAAAAGGTAACGCTCAGACTTTAAGTTGTACATCAGACGCTAATAAAAAGTATGATTTAGATCTAACGCCATTTGGAGGTTATGGATTTGCGAGTAAAATATTTTACTATGATTCTCAGTGGGCTACAATAGATAGCTTTAAAGTTACTATGTATGTATCATCTATGAATTATGAAGTCTATCACTGTGATAGCTTAACTAAGATAAATTTAAATGGGATTAAGTTTGCTCCAAGAAACACAGCTGAAAATAATAGTGAAATATATCTATCAGTTATAGATTGTTCAAAGTTAGAATATATATATGCTGGAGGAATGGAATGGAGTAAAGTCAAAGGACTGTATGCTTCATTTTGTAATTTACCTTCACTTATAGAACTTGATCTTTCTGGAGCTAATTTTGATAATATTTCATCTATTAATAGTTCAGTATTTGAAGCTATTGGTAAAGTTGGAACTATTGTAAAGGTATCAGGATGCTCGGAGACGACGCAAAACAAGATACTCAACGCGCTGAACAGTAACAACAGGGGGCAGACGTGGGTGCTGAAGGACGGGGTAATAACAAGGACGGCATAGGGGCATTCTTCAAGGGAAGGGTGGCCTTTCGCCGCTGCGAAGCAGCGGCCTACGGAACGGGAACAGATAAAGTAACAAAATATAAAATAATAAGATCATGCAGCATACAATTACAGATGATACGGTAAGGTTCATCGCCCAGTGGGAGGGCTTCAAGCGTCATGCCTACTATGACGCTACCGGGCACGTGTGGACCATTGGGTACGGCCATACATGGGGAGTGAACAAAGACATGGTTTGCACCAAGGTCAAAGCCTTGGAATGGCTAAAGGCCGACGCAAACAGAGTGGCTAAATACATTAACTCGCTGGATATGAACATCAACAAAGCGCAGTTTGGCGCGCTTGTAAGCTTTGGGTTTAATGTAGGCACCGGGAACTTGAAAAAGTCGACACTGCTGAAATATGCCATTCATACGGCACCGGTGTGCAATGTGATGGCTGAGTTCTACAAGTGGGTACGCTCCGGCGGCAAGGTGCTTCCGGGTCTCGTGTTAAGGCGTGAGGGTGAAGCGATGTTGTATGGCGAGGGCCAGTATGCGACGAAGAAAGAGGCCGAGGCACATGTCGTCAAACGAAAAGGCAAGGACTGGCGGAAGGCGCTGGGCTGCTAATTTCTTTTTGGTAAGGAATCATAGACAAAAAATAAGTGATGGCAGGGATGACGATGTTTATCAGCTTTATGCTGGATGGAGACAATCACAAAACTGGGGTATGGTTGCTGGCCGTAGCGATCATGGCGATATTGGTCGTTATTGCGTCGCTGATAGACCTCTCATGGGGAATACGCGCGAGCAAGAAAATCGGACAATTCAAGACAACGAGCTTCGGGTTGAGAAAGACGGTGAGCAAGGACAAGGTCTATCTGACACTTTACTTCTTCGCCGTGATGATCGACGCATGTCTGAGCTTTTTTGTACCATTCCCTCTTGCCAGCATCCTGATGTGTGCCGGGGAAATCATCATTGAGGGTGTGTCGGTGTATGAGAAGATGCAGCAGTTAAAGAGCCTCTCCGTGGACCCGTTAGTGGTGGCAAAGGCGATAGCAAACACCTATGGCGTACAGGATGCGGAGAAGATTCGCAGAATCATAGAGACGGTCTCGGAAGAGATGAAGAAGGAAAGGCAGGGGTAGTAGAGGCCGCTGTACAGCAGCGGCGTACAGAACGGAACGGACGAAAGACGGACGGAAGGGTCGAAAAGCGTCCAGAGCAGGAAATGAACATTGTAAAAAGAGAAAAAAATGGAAAATAATGATTTGAGATATACTGTTAGAGATTTATTTGTGATTTTTTTTCTTTTGTCAATCGCATGTCTGATGATCGGGTGCGCCTCGTCGAGGAAGGTAACGAGCAGCGAGACGAGGGACAGCGTGGTGTATGTCTACAAAACGCACTACCTGGATAGCCTGCGGGTAAAGGACAGTACGGTTTTCGTTTATGAGACCATTCAACGTGACAGTGTGGTGTTGAAGGTAGACAAAGCGACGGGCGAGGTGATTTCGAAGGACACGTGGCACTGGAAGGATAGCGATAAAAAGAGAGATCATGTAGAAGGCTATAGCTCCTATGTACAGAAAAGCGATTCTGAGGCGTTGAAAAGCAAAGAGAGTATAGTTGTAAGCAAGTCGGAAAAGAACGCGAATATACGCACGGAGACGCATTATACGCGGGCATTTGTGGTGGGTGTTGGTGTTGGGGCGGTATTGTCGTTGTTGTTCAGATATAGGAAAAAGCTTATTTGCTTGTTTGCAAAGATGTGTTAGTTAGTTTCAGTACTTGTTTATAGTTTTAAGATTATTTCATGAGTTAGTTATTGGTTTTTAGATTTTGTTTTTACGATTAAAAGATGGCCTTGGTGAAGGCAGATGGCGGCATTCGTGCGGGAAGCATGGGTGCCGCCTTCCGTTTATGGGGTCGCCGCACAGCGGCGGCGCACGGAACGGAGGGGACGGATGCAGGCGCAGCCATGAAGGGCAGCGCACGGACCGGGACAAAAGACGGAAAGGGAAAACGGACAAAAAATAAAGACATGAAAGCACAGGAACTGAAGGACATGATTAAGGGAGCGCCGTGGCAGAAGGTGTTTGACTTCGTGAAGGTGATGAACGACAAGGGCGTGGCAAGTCGTGATGATTTGTCACGGTTTTGTTGTTTTAATAATATAAGAAAAGCGGCACCCGATATGGGAAGCCGCTTAATTATGGCGAAATCGCCATTTTTAATATTTTACAAATGTATCTCTTTCAAACTTGGAAACAACTTTATCTTTCATGCTCACTTGCAAACATATCCAAAGGCTTTGGCGGTATGATATGCTCATAGAACTCCAAAATTTTATACGACTTGTTTTCGTAAGTCCTGTAATTCTTGTTGTAACGTTGTATTCTGCGCAACTTTACCTTGATGGCATCTCCTTTCCCGAACCTTTCTCCCTCATTGATTTTTTGCATGAGAGCGTCGTCTTTAACCGTCATCGAAATTTTGAAGCCGTTATACATGAATTGCCAACGGGAGCCAGGCTCAAAGTTCAATCCCACTATAATAAGGGTGGTCGCCTCGTCAATGACTTTTTCGTCCGGAATATCATCCTCGGTGTCAAAACCGTCATAGATGAAATCCTTGAACTCTTCCCGTTCAAATTGCGCGCACGTGTCTCCCTTGTCTCCCTTTATGGTGAATCCTTCCACGCTCGGATCTTCGTTGGCCGTTTCCATTGACTTGGAGATGGCTTGTCTGACCGCAGACTGGTTATAAATGTTGATAGTGTTTGCGGCAATATTTACATTTCCTATTTTTATAGATACGGCATCTTTCTTTTCTTTATCCGTCCTGACAGGCTTTCCCTTGAATTTATGGTACAGCGCATACACGCCGCCTACAGCACCGCACAAGTCCGCGATGTAGCTAACCGTATCTTTCGAGAACAGTTGCGATATAACGTTTTGTACTACGGAAACGTCGATAATGAAAGATCCTTGCTTTAATGCGTTCACTTTAAGCAACACTTCACGTGAGCCGCCACTAAGTTGCTTGTTGGCCTCAGTGACGATAGCCTGATAGTGTATAAGCATATTGACCAAAGTGTTGGCATCAATACTATGCTCCTGCCCTTGTAATTCTAATTGCATGGTTCTTGTTTTCATTTTTATGGGGTTCAACGATTGTCAAGTCCCTAACTTATGCCGCTCCCACAAGTATTCTGTTGCAAAGTTACGCTAAGTTTACCATATTTACAATCTTTTATTCTCATCGCTTAGTGTTTTTAACATTTGCGTGGCGTGCTAAATAGTCGGGAGACGGCTGGCTTCTCGAAGCCGTGGCTTGGCCGTAAGGTCGGGACACGCCGTTTTTTTCTTGGATGGGATAGACTTTATAGATTTCTAATTCTATTAACCTGGGTTCGGGATAAGCGACAGTCGTTTTTCTTGCTATGCCAGATTTTCGATTGGTGCATCTTTAGCTCATGGGTAGTTAAAACAAAACAAGGGCACGACGGCCTCTCGGCCACCGTGCCCTCTCCCTCAGTGATCACAGTTTCAAGCGTCCTCCACTGAGGTTGATTTTAGGCATCTTGAGTTTTATCGGGTTCTGTGGGTTTGTGCGCTTGGCTGGCTTGGAACTCTCGCAGGACGACGTCACGCTGCTCCATGTGCCAGGTCTTCAACTCGCGGAGCTTGCGCTCTATCTCGGCACGATGGTCGCGGAGGTCGTGCAGTTCTTCGTAGAGGTGATTGATGGCCTGTCGTGTCGCCCGGAGCTTGATGTCGTTATTGGTGAGTTCTTTTCTCAATGGTTCGGCCTGTGCGCAGTATGCGCGGAAAAGCTGGTTTTGCTTCAATTCTAATTCGATTTGTGTCATTGTTGTTGTATGTTTTGAGTTTCAATTACATAAAGGTTCGATTAATACCCTGTTGAGCCATAGCCATCTGTGCCACGGTCGGACGGCGAGAGCTGCGCGCTCTCAACGGGCATATTAGGCTCGGTAGCACTGCTCTCGACCAATTTGAACGCCACGTTTTTTTTGTCTTGGCGACGCGTGCCCTGGCATTTTATGCGGTAGCAGCAATCCATGCGGTAGTCGTAGTCCAGCTTGGCGAAGAAGCAATCATCGCAGCCGCCCTCGGAGACCTGCAAGGTGATGCGCGTGCCTAACTGTATGTCGTCGGATATTTCCATTTTCTTTTCTTTTTGTTATAAACTAAATAGACTTTATAGATGTGATGGGGACTATCATAGACAAGATAGACAATAAGCCTTGGGCAGCTTTTTGATTATATCGCTACCGTAAGCGTCCTTGGTGAGCTGGACGAACTCTCGGACGGTGGTCTTGTCGCTAAGCGAGATGCCCCTGCTATTCGCGAACGACTCCCTGCCCATGCGGCAACTGCCCGTGAGCACATGATGGTAAACGAACAGGTCTTGATTGCTGTACTTCGTGTCGTAAGAGGGGAACTTTCGTTTGAACGCCCGTATTCTTTCTTCCTCGGTGCTGTCGTCGTAGAGCTTCTCTTGAAGGGACGCGAAAGCTTCACGCAATGTTTTCCCGTGAGCGAAGTGATTGTTATCCTTGGCAATATAGCACGGCACCAACTTCGTGTTATGTTCAAGGATGAAGCCTTGCGCTACATTGCCATGGATGGAGGTTATAATGGTTCTCGTGTTGTCAATCACATACACCGCGTGCCCATTGATTTCTTTCACGCCGCCATTGCCATAGCGACGGCCATTGCCATTGCCATAGCCACGGCCATCGCCGCGACCATAGCCATAGCCGCGACCATAGCCATAGCTATTGCCACTTCCACAGCCACTTCCACAGCCACAGCCATAGCCATAGCTATTGCCACTTCCACAGCCACAGCCATAGCCATCGCCACTACCATTGCCACGGCCATAGCCACAGCCATCGGAAACTTCATAGTCGGTATCTTGACTGTCATCGTAGTCTTCGTTGTAGCCATCCACTGACAGAAAAGACTTAACTTGTTTTATCGTTAATACTTCCATACCTCGATTTTTTCAAGATTGTCAATAGCCTTGTCCGTGCAAGGAATTATCTGACAACAGCGGTTAAGCACCATGGAAGCCACCACGGGGCTGACATGGCCGTCTTTGATGCCATCGTTGGCGATTTGAGAGAGGCAAGACGCGCCCTTCCACATCCAGATGTTGCGCACGTTCTCCATACGCACGATGTCGTTATCGACCTCTGTGACGGTCCCGAAATACACACTCAGAAGCTCTACTTGCGGTTCTATAAGTTCCATGTATTCTTAACTTTAATATTTCTTTCCGTTCAACATCGGACGTTGCTCGTTATACTTCATCTTCCTCTCAACGAACCACCACAAATCCTTGTCGCTGCCTGTGAACATCCCGAAGCATTTAGAAAAGATACAGATAAGCATGCTTAAGCTCAGTTCAATATTATCGT